GCTGTAGCTTCCCCTGACTTAATCCGCTGACTTAACTCTGTAGCAAGACTGCTATGCAGTGCTTCGAGGATGTCTTGGGGAGATTGCTTGGTCATTTATATCCCTCCATACTGTTTCCTCCATATCCATGCGTTTAATTTACTAATCAGTTTTGATATTCTTGTAATAAACTTACTGTTCCAAAATTTATGACGATAGGGTCTATTCATCCCTTCTTCTTTTTCTTTTTAGGCGCAAACCCACCCTTCTTGTTTTTCATCTTTGCGTAAGTTTTCTTATCGATTGTAGAGTTCTTTTTTGAACGGGATGTCCCTGCTTTTTTACGGGCATTCATATTTCTATATAAAGACATTTAACACTTCCACCTTCTACGGGCTTTTCTTAATCGACTATTAGGGTTTTTAGCGGCGGCTGGATACTTCTTCATCTGTCCCGCACTTCTTGCACAGAACGATCTTTTACGTGCGCCACCACCGGGTTGAGGAGGTTTGAGCTTACTTCCAGTCTTTCTGTTGTAATAATCTCGACCAGCCTTCGTTAAACCGCCCTTTTCAGATTTGTGTTTCTTGCGAAGAGATACACCTTTCTTTTTAGCTGCCATTATCGACTTCTCTTCATATTCTCTCTGGACACACCCTTCCATTTCTCTGCGGTTCTCATACCGCCAAGACCGAGTAATGCCATAATTAGTCCAGTGAGTTCTTCAGTTTCTAAAGCTGGTAGTGTAATCATTGGATACCACACTACTAAGGCCCAAGAAGTGATTGGGGCGAGTATATATTGCCACGCCAATGCAAAACAACATACCCACATGATGGCGGGTCTTGCACCCGCAACGAACAAAGAAGGATGTTTAGCTTGCTCTATATTCGCCTGTGCTTGTAGAGCATCTAGGTTAATTAGTTGAGACTTTAATTCAGCATCTAGCTTAGTTCGTAGGTCTTTGTCTTCGACAAACTTATCGAGAACCTTGCCAGCAACACCGACAACAGAGTCTACAATTCCTAACATTTTTATACCGAGGGTTTAGTTCTAAAAATCAATGGAAAACATTTACCGTCATAATCTACAAACTCACCTTTATCTCTTCTAATCTCCATGTTCATTTGTATGATTTCTACAGGAGGACATCCATGATCTACGAGTGTTTTCTCATAGGTAAATGTTCCGTCTGCATGATATAAAACGAGTATCATTAAAAACTTTTGTATAACCGGCATTATTTCTTTTCTTTAATTACTGGGTGCGAACCATTATGCATAGCAAGTATTTTGTCCAAATCTTTACGATCTTGCTTTAATTGTGTCTCCATTCTTTCTAAAGAACGATGGAGTTTTTCGCGATTTTCTGGTGAAAGTATTTGCGAAAGTATCGCGACACGGTTTTCTGAAACTTCGGTAGAGATGTTATTTTTCTCTAAACTATCGTAAAGTTCAGTGATGTTTTTTTGCATCTGCTTGGAATCTTCTTCCAATTCAATGCATTTCTGCCGAGTTACAACAAAAGATGTAATTACACTAATCAACATACCGCCTAATGTGATTAAGAGCCTTGCATCAAGCTCCATCATCTACGTCCAGTGCGCGTCGTCGCGAGCGTTGAAATCAAGAATTTGTTGATCTGTCTTTGATGGTAAAGCCGCCTCGATCTCGTTGGACTTTGCGCGGATCGCGTTGACAGCATCGATGACAGCTTGACCCGCAGCGCGGACATCGGCGTCGTCGGACTGTATATCGATTGCCGCGTTGCGCTGTTTCCAGTCTGGAGCGGTTTCGAGGATGCGCCGCTGCGCCTCGAATTTTATGGCTGGGTGTAGCTGTTCACACCATTGCTCTTTTGTTAGCCCGCTGTCGATTCCGTTATGATCTACAAAATTTGCCATCAAACACCTACCGCTATTTTTGTCGCCGAGATCGCCGTGCCCACGAACGGCATACCTTGGCTCTTGCCGGGATTGTTATCAGCTTCGATCAGGTTGCCGTCGTGACCGACGAGATACCGCCGCCCAACGACTAGACTGCTTTGGTTTTCATTCACGGCACCTTTGAGATGCACCGTCAACGTCTGCGTGTCACTGACAGTGCTGGATGCAAAGCCGATAAAACTTCTTGCGTTGCTTACACCTAGTTGCGGCTTGACGCCGTAGAACCTTTGCTCGCTGCTATGTTTTGCAGAGACGACCATCGCATTGCGATTTTGGTCCCAAACAGCGGCAATGTTGCTGTTGCTGTTGGCGTCGATTTGACGAGACGCAGAGACGACAAAATCGTCTTCGCTAGCAGTGCGACCGAGTTTAATATCGATAGTGCGATAGACCAATTTATTGCTATCAGTCGTATCGTAATACACCACTATAAATGCGTTTGTTTCGGGAATCGGCACAAAGTGAGGACCGTGGTAGCTCAAATAAGACATGTCGTCGACTCCTACGCCGTAGCTCATGTCTGCCATCGCATTTGCAAAACTGATTGTGCTGATCGTTCGCGTGACATTAGTGCGCGATTGACCCGGCATAATCAGGCGTTTTGCCCAAGGATGCCATTGACTTGTACTTGGATAAAACCGTTGTCCTGTTCCAGAGTCGGTTACAACCTGCACAGTTCGATCTGGGTGTGATACCGAGTTGTTCGTTGGAGCTTGACTGTATCGTGCGATTGTTCCGCCGGTAAGCGACGCCGAATTGTATGCGCCAAACTGATCTTTATTCCATTGCTCACTCGTTAAGAATTGAAACTCGATCCCGTAGTCATAGAGGTAGCGCATGTGAATAAGGCCGACATCTGGTATATGTCGGAATCCAGAATAGTAGCTATAGCTTTGCCCATAGGCTCCGGTGTGGAGATCGGTTGTGTCGTGCGCTTTAACAACCTCAGAAATGCTTGTGTCCGCAAACCCTACACCGCTTTCGCCAGTCGTTGAACTGTTTGGTGCGGAGATATACATCGCGCCTGTTGAGCGGTTAACATCAACGCTGCCATAAGGCGCTGCCGATCCGAAGCTATCAGATGCCGAGCCACTTAAAGTGCCGGAATTGTTGCGAAGCAAGTAACCGTGGCAATTCGATCCCCTAATTGGACCACACCAGATGCGGTCGAGAACAGGATTGTACACCATCGTTATGCCCGACACCGCGTCGTTACCGCCGTGAGCGTAAGTCAATTCACCTGTGTATGTTGTGTTAAACGAAGCATCGAGCGGAACTCGAGCGAAATACATATTGCCGGTGATGTTGATGCCCGACAGTACCTCGCTGTTTCCTTCATCATAGACGAGGTGTGCCACACCCGAATCTCGGCTCGAAGTCGCGACCGTGCTGCCAATGGTTTCCGTCATCGAATAGCCGGTCGCGCTGATTTGTTTGACTTTGCCGTCCGGTGTGATGGCAACGGGTTTGCCAGCGGTGATGCTGCCATCAGCAACCAAGTCAACTGTTCCACCAGAGGCTGGGAGATTGGTAAGATTGGCTCCACTAATTGCTCCGAGTGCGCCAGTACCATCTAATTTTACAATTTTATTGGCACCTGTTGTCGCAACGTCATCCGCCATAATGACGCCATAGGAATCTATAGCTTGCTTTGTGCGAAGCGGCGTCATCTGGTTCGTGTTGTTCGTTCCAGCTTCAGCTTCAGCTTGGCTGGCTAAAGACACACCAGCAGATTCAGCAGATGCGGCAGCAGCAGCGGCTGAAGCACTTGCTTCTGATGCTTTCGTAGTTGCCGTAGTTGCTGAAGATGCTGCTGAAGTAGCACTAGACGCGCTATTGGTTGCGCTGGTTGCGGCAGCACTAGCAGAGGCAGCAGCGGCACTAGCGTTTGACGATACAGTGGCTATCTGTGAGTCAGTATAAGCCTTCGTAGAAACATCCTGTGCGCTGGTAGGATCAGCAATGTTAGTAATACGCTTATTGTTGCCTTCGTATACATCAGAGGCATTAAGCGTGATTGAGTCGTTAGCAACATCAAGCGATTCTTGCGCCATAAAGAACGCTTGTTCACTGTCAGTGTCTAAGTCTGTTTCGGTAAGCGTAGCTCCAGCTACATAATCAACCAAACGTGCAGAATGGTTGGTAGCCCGTCGTACTTCTACGATCTGACCATTGGTAGGTATATTGCCAGCGGTAAACGTGATCGTGTTGGAGGTAGGAAAAGTGTAATGAGTCGTCAGGGTTTTCGTTACACCATCTACCTTAACAACAATATCGCCCGTATCTCTGTAGCTAAATCCTAAAGTTATAGGGGTATTGTTACCGTCAGCGGTACTCCTGACGAGTGCAAAAGCCATTTAAATTTTCCTTAAATATAATTCCGAAGTTGCCTTCGGTTTTATTCGCTTAATTGATCTACAATAGTGTTTATGAACAAAGCGTTTTGATACGGAAGCCAGTCCATAAAATCGCTGCCTTCAGTATCTGCATGAGTTGCTATTTTTAGAGGTAACTCACCTAAACCCAGTAATTTATCAGCCGTGGATACGGTGGGGTTTCCAGACCACAGGCTTGTAGCCATGCCCGTGCTTCTGCCGTACTTAGAGAACATCGGGTCTAAACCAACAAATTCTAAAACAGAGTCAGTTAGACCCGGTATGAGAGAAGCGTAAGCAGATCGCTGAAATGCAGCTTTGGCGATAGCGTCCAACTCAAACAATTCAGGGTCTTCACCTCCCGTGCGTAGATAGGTCTGACCCATGTACGCTAGACCACCAAGCAAAGAGGTCGTCATAAAGGCTGAGAAGTGTGCAAAGTCTCTGCGGTGTACTGCTTGCAGGGTTTGCTTTGCATACGCCACAAGCATGAAAGTTCTAAATTGAGTTATAACTTTACCAAGCGGAGTGGTCATCCAGTAACCCATCGCACCTATGTCGTTGGTCTGAATGACACGGTTTGTCCATCTGTATATACCGTTGGCAAACTCTTCGCGCAGATTGATAGGCCAATCCTGCATATTAAGATCAGTTAGCTTACCGTTGCTGAAAGATGCTTTCCTTAATTGGCCCATAATTTGGTCAGTTACTTCATCCGACCATCCGACCTCTCTAAAATTAATGCGGTCACTTTCCTTTAGAGGCTTGTTAGCCAGTGTCCCTAGCTTTCCTATAAAGGTCTTTCCCGCTAAACGCTGTGAGTACATTGTGATAGGGGTCATGCCAGACAGAACGCTGGTAATACGTTTACCCTTTACACCAATCTCTAAGGCTTTCTTCTGTGCTTCCGTCAGGTTGCTGCCGATAACCTCGCCACCTGTTGTGCCTGTATATCTTTCAGACATGGAAGCATAGCGTACCCAGTCTGTGCCGATACCTGTCAGAGACTCGAAGTCTCGCAGAATAGCATCGTCCTTGATCTGTCCTGTTGCCATATCACGCTGTAAGGCTCTGAGAGCAGGCATGTTAGTTACCATCGCTCTCCACCCGCCCAACGATCCTATGTTCCCTAGCTCTGCAAGTTGTGCAAAACCAACTTGGTTCATAACTCGCATGTAGTTGTAGTCTAGGAGAAGCTGCGTAAACGTATCGGCAGCGGCAGACCTGTCGTGCAGGGGTTTACCCAGCAATGACCGTATCATCACTTGTGCGCGTTTAACGTCCCTGTTTATTCTCGCCTTGTTCTTTGGATCGAGAACAGCATCGTCAGTAGCTTGTCGTAGTATCTGATCGAACTCTGCTTCATCAGTTATGCCTAGAACTCTGGCAGCGGCGATACGTCCTGACATCTCCCGTGCATATTTATCCATGCCTGAATAGGCGTTACTGTCGTAAAGGTCTTCCATACGTAGAAGATTGCCGTTTACGGTAGCCTCGAATGTCTCATCGATGTCTAATTTACGACTTAGACTGCTACCTTTTGTAGCCTTCTTTGATAGCAGTCCGTTGATAGTCTCAAACATTTCTTCAGTAAATTCTGTGCTACCAAAATTATCTCTTTCATTGTCGAAAAACTTTCGGACATCATCGATGTTTTGTTTTGATACCTGCCCAAAGTTTGCAGCGGTTCCAGCATCAGCCCTCTTGATACCTAGAACATATAAACGTGCCATAGCTTTTGCTGTAGCTTCGTCCAGCTTTAGGCCGCGAGGTTTTGACAGGTATGCTTGAGCAACAAAGTCTATAAAGTTCTCTTCGCCACCAGCCTTCTGAACCATCTGTCCAAGTTTGCTGATAGATATACGGCGAGGTACGTAGAGGTCGTTGAAGTCAATCTCATCTGCGTTCTTTACCCCTGCGTCTTTGAGGTCTTGCAGGATTCTACGCATCATTTGTCGATACGAGTCTCGCGCCTCTTTGACTAACTTCTTTTGAGCGTTGTTGAGGTTGTCTAACCCATCTATGAAATCGTCACCTTCGCGCCTGACAGCTTGTTCTATGAGTTGTCCGAAGAGGTCACGCTCGTTACCAAAGAAACGTGTGCCAGCTTCGTTACGGAACTGCTTTTCCAGAACGTATAGTCTTGCTCCAAAGCTGCCGTGATAACTTTGGTACAGTCTGTCCCCAAGTTCTGTAGCACTGATCTTATTGACTTGTCCGTCTCGGACATCAGCCACGACATCTTGAGCTAAACGAGACAATCTGGTTGAAATAATTTTACTAGGAGATGTCTTAATGGCATTTCCCATATCGAACCTGATCGGAATCTTTATATCCGTAAAAGGCAGACGAAAGTGTGACATAGCAGTGGGTGCCAGATCAGCGTCCGGTCCTTTAGCGTTGTCTACTACTTCTGCCCTAGCAGGTTTGAGGGCGTCTCTCTGTTGTTGTGTAAGAGGGATGCCAGCCTCATCGGCCTGACGTACAAACTGCGTATTTTCTACGTCCGTAAGCTTACGTCCTAACGCTGTACCAAAACCGCCCAGCGCACCGCCAGCGGCTGTGACCATCAGGATATTCTGTATTGCATCAGAGGTTGTCAGTGTCTCTTTATTAGCACTAATAAAACCTTCTAGTGCCGCACCTTCTACAGCACTGATACCTGCCATAGATGCAATTCTACTTGATCGAGTTGCCTGCCCTATACGGCTGGCAATACCAAACCCGCCTAGCGTTCCTGTACCTAAGCTGGTTATCCACAGTGCAGGATCACCTACGTTGAGAAGAACCCTCGATGCTGTGCCTGTCCAACCGTGATCCGCCAGCTTCTGAGCAAGCTCTTGCTCCTCTAGGATGTCTGCTACAGTTCTGTCCCATTCGTTCTGGTTCTGAACATCAGCAAGTGCGTGGAAGTTCTGTGGTTGTACACCGCGCTCCTGTGCAGCATCGAACATCTCAGGCGTTGCAACAAAGTCGAGATCGATCTCCGCTGTGCCTTCGGTAGCCAGTTCGTAAGCTGTAGGTATTAACCAGTCTTGCTCGATGATCTGCGGGAACAGATCGCTGACTGGTTCTGTAGGTTTTGTTTCTTCTTGTGGGGCGGGTGCTAGGGATGTGTCTTGTTCAATATTTAAAACATTAAACAGTTCTGACATTATTGTTGCTGACCTGTGCGTTCTTTAATAATACGATCTGCTTCTGCTCGCATACCTTGTCGTCTTTCAATGGTCTCTTTTGCTACCTGTGCCGCATATCTTGCTGCATCACCGGGTTTTACGATGAACATAGAAGGCTGTGTGGTAGAATAACTAAGTCCTATAGGCGTTCCTGTTTCAGCATGAATGTACATAAACCTATCGCCGTTAATAGGATCGTTTGTGATAGATAGTTCACCTCTTGGTATCTTGTTACGTGCAGCAAATTCATCCATCTGTGCCGCAAGGTAAGCAGGTAACTCAGTGTCTTTTAGTAGCTCCATATTCTTCGGTGATCGAGCCATTAGCACATGCTCAACGCCATTGTGACTGAATCCAACTAAACGAGGAATGATATCTTCTTTCAGTATATCTACTAACCCATCCCCCTCGTAACTGTTGTAAATCAATTCGGCTCTATGCTTCAGTATCTGTCTAAGGCGACCTCGCATGTAAGGAGGTAAATTGGCATCACCAAAGCTACCTGTCTTTGCAATATCGTTATCAATAGAGGAAAGAGCGTCATCTATATTTTTCTTATTTGCACTTGTTATGCGGAAATCTTTTGTATTAGACCACATAATTTGTAACTGTTCTTTGATGTTTTCAGCGTTGATTTTACCAATCACTCTTTCCGCGTTAAAGGTCTCAAAGAACCTACGCATAGGGTCGTCAACAGGTAAGTAATGATCGACAAGTGTAGGATCTAAAATTTTTAGAGCCTGATAAGTTTCGTATAAACTATCTGTCCCATCGTCATTCCAGAATACGGAGAATATCTGATCTTTGTTTCCTCCATTCAGGATAGACTTGAAGTTATCAAAATCACCTTTGTAATAGTTAAGACCTTCATCTTCACCAATGCGCGACAGCATTGAAAAGATTTTTATCTTCTTATCTAGGGATGATATTGGTTTACCTGTAGCGTCTGTTTCTTGACTGACGCTGGCTATAAGTTTGTTTATTGCAAGAGGTTTGATCTTGTCTCGTTTTCCTTCTACACCGTCACTTGCAATAGTGCTGCCCTGTACCTGCGAGTACCAACCAACGGGATTACCTGCACGTAAGTCAGCAACAAGTTTGTCTGCTAAATAGTTACTATTGTCGTTATCAATTAACTTATTCTTTGCTTGCTGCGCTTCATTAAACAAAGACAGAGCTTCATCCCGTACAACTTTAGTACCCTTTTCTCCAGTGTTACCAAGTGTCGTATACAGCCCTTTATCCAGTAGAAGGCTTGGTACTTTCCCATCGCTTCCTGACAAGGCGTGTATAGCGATATTAAACTGACCTATCGCATCCTGTGTTCGACCGTTAGCGGCAGAAACTTTGGCGTTAATTATTATATCTTTAACAAGATTTAACTTAATCTGTTTGAAGTGCGCTCTAGGGACGTTGTTGTTTCTTCCAAACTCTTCTAAGGAAGTCTCAAGGCGTCCATGAAAATTATCATAGTAATGCCTACTATCTCTGCCTTCCTCTTGATCTAGTTGAGCGAAGTCTTGCAGGGTAGTATAAAGGTTCGTTGCTGCGGTCTGTACACGGGCAGAGTCATCTAACTGTTCGCGTACTTGCACAAACTCTGCACGCTTCTGTTCAGACCATTTAGAAAGAACAATAGAGGCACCATTAGCCAAGTCTAAGTTCTGAGCATTCGTACCGCGAAATTGGTTTGTAATACGTGCTATGTGTTGCTCAAGGGGAAAGGTCTGGCGTTGGTTGAAGGGTTGGCTTTTATAGTCATCGAGGATTCTCTTGTAATCTTCTGCACCCTTGCCAACTGTTAGATAGTTGGTTGCCGCCGCTGCGCCAAAGGCATAGTTAAAACTACGTTCTTTTAGAACCGTATCTAGTCGCGGAATGTTACCAGCCTGTCGCTGTTTTTCGATATCATCGAAGCTCATACCTTGAGCCAGATACCCGTTAATTATCGACTCCGCTTCTCTTGCAGCTTGGCTTTCGTATTTCTTACGGTTTTGCTCTTGATAACTCTGTAGTTTCTTTCCAAGCGCACTTGCCAGTGCAGATGCTTTACCCGCCGCCGTGTCTTCTACTCTAGGCACCTGCGGAGCTATAACAGGAGGGTTAGGAATCGTTGCAGTAAACTGAGGGGCATCACCTAAACCAAGGGATCGTAATGCTGTACTGCTTACACCTCTGGCATTAGGGTTCTTTCTTAAACCTGTATCCTTTCTTGCCATTAAATGTAATCCCCCACACTTGCCCGTCCGCTATAACCAAAGTTGTGTAGCGTACCTGTAGCAAAGTTACTATTTGTGCTACGCATACGGGTAGGGTCTTGATAATAACCCAACCCTGCGGATGCTATATCAGTACCAAGTTCCAAAATGCTCGGACCAGCAACTGGTGCTATCTGTGCATTACGCGACAGGTAGTTTAGATACGCCATCTCACGGTTCGATGACATTTCTTGAACCATATCGGTCTGATATTGCTCTAACCGTGCGCCAGCTACACTACTTTGGAAACGAATATCTTTGAAAAAAGTATCAGGACTGGCACCAGTTAAACCAAACTGATCGAGGCCCATTTGATCTAATTCAGCTTGAGTGCGTCCCTGTGTTTGTTTCTTTTCGACCGCTACCTCAAACTGTTTAGCACCAATTTTCCTACGTTCTTGAGCTTGTTTCCTATCGATGGCTTTCAGTTGTGATTTGTATGCGGCATAAGCAGAATCATCGATACGTTGGTTCGTTCGTTGTTGTGCTTTAGCCATATCATTTGCCGCCACAAAACCTGTTACAGCACTCACAACTCCAAGTGCTAAAGTGGCTTCGGCAACACCACACATTTACGAACACTCCTTCAAAAATAAATAAAAATCTTCACCGTTGAAACCATATTTATGAGAGGTCACAACATTAAACCCGCACATCTGTAGCCACTTCTGACTTTGCCAGTGCGGGACATGAACAAAATTGTACAGAGCCTCATAGTCTCTGCTTATATGCTTAACCCAATCCCTGCTAAATCGAGCAACCTTAACATAAAGGTTTTCGATAGCAGGTGTAGCGACTAACCAAGGTATTCCAAAGTTGTCTACAATTTGAGAGTCACTTACACCCCAAACAGCAATGACATTACCCTCTAAGACGAGAGAATACTTTTCTTTGGATACGCTCGAAGAATATTCAACAGCGTCTAAAGTTGTCTTACCCGGTCCCATAATCGCTGCGAGTTCTAATACGTCACTGTCTCGCAGGTTTGGGACAATGTTTTCTACATCTTTCTCTTCTAATGGGCGTACATACAAATCTAAATCGTTAGCAGTAATTTTTGGCAATTTATAGCCGTTTCGTTCTAGTTTGATAGTTGCCTTCCCACTCAGCTTGTATGAATTGAGCAGGGAGATACGAACTGGTTTTTAAATCAATAGTAAAATCTTCGTTCTTAGACATGATCGGTACTCGAAACGAACCTGTATCCAGCGATACCCTGTCTGGCTGTGCGCCCGGTAAGCTGACCTGTTTATGATCGAAGGTGTAGGTTTTGAGGGATCGACCGACAGGTTGTACCTCTACCTCGAAGAACCCTGTGTCTTCGTAAGAGATGGTGTATCGACGCATCTGTAAGCGACCTGTCTGTACCGTCATCTTCTCACCGATAGAAGTCGATACGCCCGTAGACTCTCGCACGTACTGCTTGCTGAATCTGTATTGCAGGGCATAGGGGATGCCTAACAGAAACACCTGACCGCTGTGGTCGCCTGAAGACGTTACAGTAGTTGTCGTAGGTCTGGCAGTTGTGACGCTTGTCCCTGCGTCTGCACCTGTTCCACGTTTTACAGCGGTAACGGCTGTGTCTGTCGCAAGCGTGTAGGGCAGGGTCCATGTCGTCAGGTCTGTGCCTGCATCGTATGAACCTGTTAAGGCAGTCTTGCGGTCAATCCTTGCACTGAAAGTCAGGTTCGTATCGTTTGGACACTGGTAGTCTAACGTCTCTATGTAGACGCCATCAGATCGCGAGACCACCATGTACGTTAAGTTCTCTACAATCTCTAACCATAGGATCGTATCGGCAGAGTCGAACTCGTAGAATGACCATGCAGCTTGTGTCTTCTCGTTGCCTGACCAGTTGTACTTATAGCAGTAGATACGGTTTCTGTTCTCTGTGGTCAGGAAGTATATAAGTTCTTCAGACGATGACGCAGCGGCTCTGTAAAGGTTCTTAGGTACGTACTCAGGAACGTGAGACGTAACGTCTGCCGCATCATGTGTGCTTAGATCAGTTGCTATGAACAGTTCTCTGACCTTCGAGAACTCTCCGTTCACCTGTGCAAAATAAACATTCACCCCTGACGCAACTGGTGGAAGTACCGTATCCATCTCAAACTCAGACGCAGGGTTGATTGAGATCGATCCAGCGGTCAACGATCCAGAACTTTCTACAAAGAACTGGCTGGTAGAGGTGAAGAGGAGAAGCTGTTCGTTAAAAGGTACAGCGTGTTCGACTTCTGATATCTTCGTATGCGTCACATCGATGTCGATTGGATCGCTGTCAACGAGTGACGTAACGGTGGTACGGAAGAAGTTTTTATGCTCACCGGACTCAGAGAAAACAACGCTCTCGTCTGCAACCAATCCAAACCTGTTCTTGAAGAAGAACATGGCATTCAGCTTCTTGCCTATAAAACCTGGGTCTTCGTTTGTGTCACCGTCACCACAGAGGCGGTCAGTCCACGTTTCCTTGTCATAGGTAAAGTTCGATCCTGACTGCGTGAATACGTGAGGCATCGTCAAGGCATCGATTTTAAACTCGTTGTTAGGAGCAACGATCTCCTCATACACAGCGCCGCTCTGGAACTCGACAAAGAATGTAGAGAACTTGTCTGTGCTATCGCCTATGACTTTAAAGATGTCTCCTGTACTGACAGACGTTGTAGGCAGGTCTTCAAACTTCTGCTTTTCCGTAAAGACTACGTTTGGCGAAAGCTGAGTAGACATGGCTACGGTCTTGGTGCGGTTCAGTACATAGGTCTCGTCCAAGACTGTTAAGAACCGTAGGTCAGACTTTGGATCAGGGCATACGAGATACGACAAGTCCGCGGTGGATACCGTAACGGTAGACTCTGCCCCCGTATCTGCATTGAATATCTTAACACTGGTTCCAGAGAGGGTGTTATCACTCTGTACAACTACTAAGAACCTGTTGTTCACCCCTCGGTTAATCATATGTGCGCCAATGTTAGAGGCAGCAGATGTGAGGATTTTAGCTACGTGTTCGCTAGCTGGACGTTTGTTCAATCCTTTCTGAATGGAGGACTGTGCGTTTATCTGTATCTCACCTTGGTAGGGTTTCCGTACTTGGTCTGGTTGCTGGGATATCCCGTGAACCATGAAAGGTATGGAATCGGATACAAGCGTCATATGTTATATTTCCTAGAGCCAGTGCGGCGAAGAACTCGATACACACCCCAGTTTCCTGTGAGCATGTTTGCATCTTCAGAGCGAGAGTCGGATTGCTCTAGCTGTACCAGAGCTTCTGTCTCATCGATCTGTGTAAATCCGTTAAGGCTATCAGAACCAAAGACACGGTTTTGAAAACGTCTAGCTGCCTTGATTGTAATCAGGCGTCTTGCTGGTTGGGGGAGATCATCCCAAGGAAGAATTAGGATCAGATCGACATACTGTGGATCAGTAAATGTGAACGTCTGATTTTCACGGTCATAGAGTTTTGTACCTCTAATCACGACATCTTTATCTGCCGTACTCCCTCTATTAGAGGAATCGACATACACGGCATTCGCAGGGATGTTTACGTTGCCGTCAGTATCTGGATTGATTTTGAAATTGTACTCTCTGTTGAAGTTCCATCCTGTTGACTGAACATCAACGACAGTCTCATCTAATATATTTTTAGCGGCAGTCACATCTTCCAGAGAGTTATTCTCCAGTGTAGATACGGGAGCTTCACCGATTGTGCTTATGATCGTGTTGACTGCCTCTAGTTCCGTAGTCGGATAAAGTTGTCCCATTTAAATTCCTAAAAGAAAGTGGGGAGCCTACGAGAGACCCCCCACAGTTTAAGACACTGCTCCTTACGGGGCAGCAGTCCGAATTTGTACAGCCGCTTCTGGGCGGAGAACGTCGTGACCCATAGCGTATTTGGCTACCATGAGCGTGCCTTGGCGGCGAATGTCGTATTCCATCTCGACAGCCAAATCCATGAGCTTGACCGTTCCGACAGCACTCGGATGCATGACAAGTGCAACCGTGTTACGCGCATCCACAACGGCGGACGCAACAGAGCCACCCGCATCAACGCCCGTACCAGTAATATTGGTAGTCGGGAGGTGAGGGGTCTTAATGAGGTTGATACCTGCAAGTTGCGGTACAACACCAGCGGCAATGGAACCCATGCCACTGAAGTCTACGTTGATCGCGTTACTTGCGTTAGCCAAGAGGTAGTATTGCTCTGGCTTCAGGAAGCAGAAACGATCTTCGGCAGGTACAAAATTGTCATCAAGTGCTTCAGCCGCATCGAAGATTGCAGTAATCAGATCAGCAGCAGCGGTATTGGAGTTGGTCGATGTGATGATCGTACCTGACGGGTAACTGGTATCACCGACGTTTGCTGTGCTTGTCTTTGCAGCTTTAGCAATGACTTGCAGTACGTGCTTGTCCATCTGGAACGCAAGAGCGCGGCCCATCTCGGTCGTGTACACACTGCGGACATCGTAGTGGTTCTTAGCTTCTTGGATTGATGCTAAGAAATGGTGGCTAATAAGAAGATCGTTAATAGTGATAATCTTCTCATTATGGTTAAGTGTGGAACCTACGATTTCGTTGCCGGGTGTATGGTACTCGGCGGACGAACGTCCCATTCATCACACTACAGCTTTCGCTGCCAGATATACTGTTTGTGCGCTGGACTTTCTCTTCATCTCTGAGAGATGCCTCCCGTAAAGTCTCTACACCTTCCCCGTAGGGCTTGGCTCGGGATTACCGGACTAAAGGCTTCCCCGAATTTGAGAGGTTTTCGGCTAGATGTCACCACCTAGCTAGGCAATATATTTACCGGGAACTGTGCCGACTTTCCTGAAGGAATGGAGCGAACCATGTGTTTGTCGGCAGTAACGGTGTACTGCTCGAAACTGGTAAGAACTTCACCAGCCCAAACTTTCAAGAAAAGGGCATCTGCGGTTCCAGCATTATTAACCTTGCCAAGATCAGAGATCGTAGCGTTAGACATTTCTTATAGTCCTAAGATTAAAATGTTGGAAATAATTCCGAAGTTACCTTCGGTTTTAAAGTGTGTGCTTACTCCACTTTTCTCACAGATTGTCCTCCGTAGAGGGTCATAGGTACTCAGATTTGTAATGCAGTTAAGAAGCGAGCGGGCCTGATCTAGCCAACCGCTCCTCGACCGCTGCCCTGTAAGCAGGGTCAGCTTTATACTGATCCGAAGACATATCCCTAGAGACCTGCGCCCATGAATCGTAGATATCACCTTGATGATATTCAGAGGCACCATGACGTAGGTTAGGGGCTTGCCCGAAATCAGCCTGATAACGACTATGCAGACCGCGTACAGCCATCATAATCGCGTCTCTGTTACCGCTTTGCATAGCGGCGTTGTACTGTTCTTGTTCGCCTTCTGATAGGTTCTGTGATGCCCAGTTCACCATGTCACCATACGACTCTGAGCCACCAGCAATACTCTCCGCTTCTGAGCGAAGTTGGTTTCCTACAGCAGACTGACCAGCAATATAGCTATCAACAATATCGCGAGGAATGCCAGCACGTTCCAGTTGGTCATAACGGTCTTCACTAAGTTTCTGGTCTCGACCAAACTCGCTCGCCATTTCTTCAAAATTAAGCGAAGTTTGTGGTTCGCTGACATCACTCTGAACTTGAGGCACTTCCAGCGTTTCTGGATTCGGTTCTGCAAGTTGCTGATTAGCTCTTGTATTTTGAGCTTCAAGTTCTGCATACGCTTTTGCTAAATCCTCCGCGCTATTAAATTTTTCAGGGAGCCACTGAGGTCGTTCAGGCGCTTCTTGTGGTTGCTCCACAGCTTCTTCGACGGGAGCGTCCGGTCCTGTTTCAGCGGCTTGAATTACTACTTCTTCAACCAACTAAATCACCCTTCATAATGAGTGTTCCATTTGCTTTCTGATACTGAACACCCGGCTCGGCATCCATTGATCCCGGCCATAGAGGGTACTCAGTCTTCTCTTCAATCTTCTCTTCTTTTTTGACGGGTTTCTTATTCTCTACCATTACCTTTTCTTCTTCTTCTTAGGTTTCTTGTAATCTGTCGTGAACGTGCCTGTTTTCCCGGTAACAGGATTTGTGAATTTAAAGGTTCCTCCCGCTCCCTGCTTTTTTCGTTCAGCCGCAAACTTCTTCTCAAAAGCTATACGTACTTGAGACTTACCCTTCCCCTTCTGCGGTCCACCACTACCTGCGGCGTTAGCGCGTAATTTATCAACAGGATGTGTGGTGACTGTACGTGTCTTTGGCGCATTTAACCTTCGCATGGAAGCTGCCATATCCATCTCGAATTTGGATTCAGCTACAGGTGAAGAAGCTTTGCGCTGCGGTCGAACGGAGACTGGTACATTGGACCCTGCGTTTGAGAGAGGCACAGAGGGTCTGTTACCAAACTTGTTCATCTCCTCTATAGCTCTACGAGTGTTAGCTTTCCAAGTTGCCCTGCCCATGTATCCTTTCTTTGGATTCATATCCCCAAATTCAGGATCAAATTTCATCGGGTTTGCTTTGAGATATCTCTGCGATTTCCGTAGAGCATTCATCCCAGACTTGTCTAGCTGACTGCCAACATACCCAATTGCAGAGAAAGCGCCTGCCTGAAGACCTCGACCAAGAAGTTGACGACCTAAACCCGGTCCTTTCGGAGTCGTAGGAGAAATCCGGTCTGCTTGGTTAGCTCTTAGAGTTGTGTTGGAAACTTTCTTGTTATTCTTCTTTTTAGTGCGGCGTTGTTTACGTTTCTGCGTAGCACCATCAGTGTTAAAGTAATCTGTACCGCTTACGTTACCGGTCGGTTTATAAGTAGAACCGCCGCGACCTCCATACCTAACTTTCGACATTTTGTGATAGTCCTCCAGACTCAATCATTTGTTTAGCCGCAGGACCAGCAGCACCTTTGACGCCTTCGACCATAGCGGTCTGCATCATTTGCTGTTGTTGCATTTGCTGCATAAGTTGCGCCATCTCTTGTTCAGATCGCACAAGTCCTTCAACTTCTATACCGTGTCCCGTTGCGAGACGTTTAATAAGATCACCAGTGTTAATTCTTTGAATAGACTGGGGTGACGCTCCAGTAAGCTGAATGAGATCGGAGAGAAAACTCTTCAACTTCTGGAGGTCATTGCCCCTACCCAATGCGGCGGTGCCTGTAACAATGACAGGTCTTACCGCGCCTTTTGGAAGCGTTGGTATTTGTCCCTTAGACTGCATTCGTTTGATGAGGACACTTACCAAAGGCAGTTGGAACTCGACGGAAAGGAGAGAATAAACGCCGGATAAACTCTGTTCCAATTGCTCTGCCATGAAGCGGATTTCTTCCGCTGTCACCCGGTCAGCTTTACGCTGTATTGATTCGTTGAGGAGAAAAACGAACTTCAAGCGTTCTTCTATACGCTGGACCGAATCTAGTACGACACGCATGTCGTTGTATTTATTTGTCTGAAGAACGGCTACGTCATTAGCATCACCTGTAACAACGTCACCATTGTTAGCATCAGAAAGGTCAGACTTTCTGGTTGTAGCATTTGGCCTCACTAAGAAAACGAGCTTAGAGGCAGCGGCAGCGAACTCCACCAGAGCTTGTGTCAGTGCTTCAAGACTCTTCAGATCGCCGTGTACTTCTTCGCAGAAACTTCTGCCATAGTCTTCACCATCGACACGTACCATTCGCAATGCCATCCAAGGCAGGCTATCGGCAGGGTATTCGCCATAGCTGTCAGGCAGAATGACATCATCGATTTCTTGGTAGACCTGATACCTGTCCTCGACCTTTACGATCTTGGTGAAGAGAGGGATGGCGTCAGTGTTTGAATAACTGTTTGATAGCTGTGCATCTACGGCAGCTTGTGACTCAAGCGGAGTAGTCCCGCCCATTTCTTCCCGCGAGACCATCTCTTTGACGATGATCTCTAGTATCTTACCGTCAGGATCGCGACGGCATACGTAGTTCGTAATCGGGAATATCTTCAGTGCGCCAGTTGGCGGAAGATGTATAAGAACATTACCCGTGATGAGTAGGTGTTTCAGAGCTTCAAAGACGGATACTCTAATAGCCTGCGCTTCAATCTCATCCATCACCTCGCGCTCGATCTTCGACAAAGCTGACTCAACTTCCGCTTTTACTTGCGGATTGTTGTTGAGTTCCTGTGACGTTTCGTTGTCAGGCATCAACCTGAAGAACGGCACGTTAGGTGGGAGGAGGAGCATCAATAGTTTTGATGCAAGATTGTTTACGCCTCTAGCACCTACCGATTGATAGGGAGTGTATAGATCGGTGCTAGAGGTAAACCCTTCTGGTGGGAGAAGTGCAGGTATTGTGAGTTCTGAGACTTCTCGCGCTCTGTCTAGGTATCTTTCTCGTTTGCCTTCGAGTTTGTTGTACCTAGCGGAGCAACCTAAAACCATAAATTTTCCCTGTTAAACAGTGGTGGTGGTGTTGGCTTTCTTCTTGGTGCCGGGAATGCTGAGAGCGCCCGTTCCTACATCAAGCCCGCCTTCGTTTACCGCTCCGGTGTCCTGTTGTACTTCGTCTGCCGACGCCACTACGGTTTCTTCACCTTCAGGTGTACGAGTTTTAAGGATTGGCGCTGGTTCAGGTGCTTCTTTCTCGACAATTACAGGCTGTGCCGCAGGTGCCGAAGGTGCTGACATGCACATTTATTCTGTCCTCTCTTGTAAATGGAGTACCCAATCGACGACAGACCGTTGACCAGCCCTGTAGTAGAAGTCTTTCAACTCTTCATGATATTTTGGAGAGATGTTTGGAAAGGCTTTGTCTAATAGTTCTATGAGTTCGTCTACGTTATCGGGTAACGCTTCTAATTCCGAAGCTGACTTCGGATTTATTGATATGTTCACTGACATAAAATTAAATTGGTTTCCTTAATTGGTCCCTTATACGTTACACACTCCCCCATGACCGCTGATCTCGCAGATATCATGGGTTTCAATCGACTCTTCAAACTCTTCTCCGAGCTTGTCGATTGCTTCTGAATAACTGCATTGTGTAAGAGGTTGTCCACCTCTGGCACCGTCTGGATAGCACGTAAATCCACGCAGTCCGTGGGCATACTTTGCGAGAGTTTTTGCAAACGGCTTTACCGTATCAGGGTTGTTTAGTTTTGTTCCCCATTTCGGCAGATTGATTGTCGAACTAATCGACATATCCACGTACTTCTGTACGTCATACTGAAATTTAATGCGTCTTTCGTAATCTTCTGCGAGGTCGAGTGCGGACTCGATAGAGTCAGGCTTAACATCGTAAAGCTCCACCATTTCCTGTGCGGTGGAATCAATCACGTATTGGTAGTGCCACCTTTTGTTTCCTTTGAGATACCGCCGCTTGTAGGCAACGGCGTATAGAGGCTCGATACCGGAGGACGTACCTCCGACAATCGCTATCGAACCCGTGGGAGCAATGGCGCGATTGGCAACAGGGCGACTAATAGACAGAGCGTCAGCAAAAGAACGGCTGATAGTGTCAGATACGCCTTCGTAAATCCCCAACCATTTATGAAGCTCCGGTGTAACTTCGTACTTCGAGCCTCTCTTAATGAGCCATTCATGTAGTCCCATAAGACCAAGTCCGAGCCGCCTATTTTTCTCTCGGACTTCATATACTTTCTGATATGGCAGTTCTGCTCGAAGGGTGCCGCAAATAAGGAACTTCGTAGCCAACTCTGTAATAGTTCGTAGTTCATCGAGGTCGTCTATTCTCCCAAGGTTCATGCTTCCTAAATTACAAACGTCACTGTCATCGGCACTGGTAACTTCAGTACAGGCATTTCGCGCTGTCTCATCTTCTTTATCGAAGAAGTTAAAACTGAAACCGGGTTCCGCTGTACGCAGGGCTTGCTCGACGTTCTTAACGAATACGTCTCCAAGCTCTCCCGTGTTCCAATACTTCATTAACCATTCGGTATCGTAGTTGACCGAGATGTTGGTGTGGTCTAACGGGCATTTGAAATTAAAGTCTGCCTCTTTCGCCTGTGCCATTGTGATGTCACCGACAGGCATGTCGTCCCAGTTCTTCGCAACGAGAAAGTCCTCGATGTCACCGTGCTTGTGGTTCAATGAGGCATAGATAGCGGATCGCCGTGACCCGCCTTGCATTACAGATCCCCCAATGTGATCGACAAACTTCATGGCGGGTAGGGGGCCGCTTGCCATACCGCCAGTAGACTTCAGAGGCGTACCACTAGAACGATACACTGAGTAATCGTTACCAATGCCACCCCCTGTCATCAGACAGGAGGCAGCTTTCCAAGCAAGGTTAGACCATGACTCACGGGTATCTTCAGAGCTTTTAAGTAGGTAGCAGTTGTTGAAGAATTTTTTATCGCGACCAGCGTAGTAGAGATACCGACCACCGGGGATAAACTTGAGGGCAGCAATAGCTTCAGTGAGTGTTTCTTTCTCGTCTGCCGTCAGGTGTTCCTGACAGACATCATCGACCAGCGTCTTCGCTAGTTCGCTGAATGTCTCTGCACCTTCATGTCGATACTTGTGGTTGAAGATATCTTCCGCAAACTTTGAGCGGAACATTGGATTTGTATTAGATCGAAACACTCAAAGCTCCCGTAAGTTATCTGCTAGTTGTTCAAGGGATTTCTGCATGGCTTCCATGCCAATTTTCATATTCTGTTTCTCTTTGTACGTGACATCCCTAGATCGATACAAAGTAACAAGGGTTGCGGAGATGCATTTACCAAGTTCAGAAAAATGCTCCTGACAATCTTCAAAGGACTTAGCCAAGGGAATAGGGTTCTTAGACAACGGGTTCTCCCTTGATGTCTTTGATACGCATCTCGATATATTCCTTGGCTTTCTCTAGGTCTTTGATTTCATCTTCCCAAGTTGACCCTTTGTAGCCAGCCCTCATTGCGTATTTGACGATGTTGCCCCGCCAAAACTCTAATCTGTTTTCAAGAATGAACTCGATAGGTTGCACCTTCCAACGTGCATAATGCTTTGGTGCGGTTACCTCGTCGAAGAGTTCTTCCTGTTCACCGTGTATACCTGACGTATTGTACATTGATCTTTCTGCTGCTCTTTGCATCTGCACACTTATTGAGTTGGAGGTTGCCATAAGTTCACCGTGTTCGTTTTCATGTTGTAGTCATTTGCTTTTAGCAGGTACGCAAGCCGCGCATTTTCAAGAGCGTCATCCTCGTTGAGACCTGCCTTCTCAAACGCAGTTAGCACCTCTCCCCACAGTGTCGCAGGGTCTGTTTGATCCTTGAGCAACTTCTCTGCTTTGACAGGACCGACGCCGGGACAACCTTTATAGTTGTCAGAGCTATCGCCCATGAGTGTCTGCATATAGAACCATCGTGTACATTCGTCTGGTTCCCGCTTGACCAGATCACCATCGACAAAATGATAACCAGGTACTTGCAGAAGGTCTTTGTCAGGTGAGACGACTATCGTGTCATCGTCTGCCAGCATCGAGATAACATCATCAGCTTCGAGGGTTGGTATAATTCGCGTGTCATAAGTGTTACGCAGGTGTTCTCTCGCTGCGTTCAAGCACAGGGGTTTACGCTGTGACTTACGATTAGCTTTGTATTCAGAGCTTATGTTCTTACGGAAGTTCTCCCTGTCGGTTAGGGCGACGATCATTCCGTCTGCTTCCGTCTCTTCCATAAGCCAGCCGAGATAGTTGTCTATCTCTGCGTTCACTTCTTGGGCATCGCTATGCAATGTCCAGAAGTCTTCGTACCATTCTATAGGTTCTTCAAATGCCGCCGCTGTGCGGTAGGCAACAATGTCTCCATCGACTAACAGTCTCAACTGTCTCTCCTATCTAAATGTTCGTAATGGGTTTTCTTCTGAGAACTGAGAAAGTCTTTGACCTCCTCAGATTTCGTACCTCGCCATGCAATCAGTGCGAGGGCTTGGACATGCTTCTCTTTGAGGTGGTTCAGTAGCTTTTCACAGAGATTGATTGCTCGATCTCCATAAACCGCCCATGTCCAACTTGCTCTGGAATTGCCTTTAGCTTTTCCATGAGTGGTAATCGAACCACCGTACTGATCGTAAATGCTGCATAGTATGTCGTAGTTGCAGCTATTTACTTTGACGCAGACGGTATTCGTCTTCGTAATGAAGCAACCTTCTCCGTCGAGGTAGCCAGCTAACCACTCTTCGCTAATGTGTTTCGGACCAGTTCCTTCCGATACGATATTCAGCATCGAGGGGTGTTCTGATTCCGAAGTAGTCTCCCGCTTTTTTAATAGATCGTACTGCGAGTTCACCAAATATTTCTCCTACATCTTCATCACATTCCCATTGGACTTCATCATGAACCCACGCCACCTGACGGCAGCGGTCACGCAGACCTTGGATGTGAACTTCTTTATTGATTTCGATAAGCCAGCGTTTGCAGATCAGAGCGCCAGCGGATTGAATAATGAGGTTGGGAGAACTGTGAGGGCTACGAACCTTCAACAGTCTGCCATCGAGACCAGTAAGATATCCTTGGTCTTCTGCCTTCTGTTTTACTTTGGTTATGAAGGAGTCGAGGGCTGGCAATTCCTTGAAGAAACGCTTCTTCAATTTAGCCCCGGTTGCCCTCGTACCTCCAACTATCTGCCCCAGCTTCTCAGCACCTGCCGAAAAGATCAGAGCATAGATAAACGTCTTGGCTTGATCGCGTGTTTCTAGCCCAGCCTTCTGCTGATTGAAGGTATGAATGTCACCTTCGAGTATAGCTTTGGCATACGCACCTTTATCAATCGGATGCATGAAGTGGGCAAGGACACGTAGCTCAAGACCTGATACGTCAGAGCCAACGAGTACCTTACCCTCTGGAACCGTGAACAACTCTCGACACTCTTTGCCGAAAGGCACACGGCAGCTAGGTATCTGCGCCATGTTGGGGTTCCGGTGTGTAGCTCTGCCTGTGACAGCACCATTGACTAGAACCCTGCCATGTATGCGGTTATCTCCTTTGACATTCGATAACCAAGCCTGCCGACCCTCGCTCAAAGCTGCGATACGTTTCGCTATAAGAAAGTAATCAGCCAGCTTCTTAGCTTCGGGATAGTTCAACGACTGAAGTATGGTCTCATCGATCTTCGGTTGACCGTTTGGCGTATACTCCTTCGGCTTCCACCGATACTTGTGTTTCAGTCTGTTCGCTATGTGGTGACGAGACTGCGGGTTGAAGGTCACTGTCGTTACCTTCTCCGTCATCTCCCCCTTCACGTACCCGTACTTTGAGTTTGTTGCCTTCGGCATGAACGGTGTACGTACTTCGTATGGCGGGAATATCTCTTGGAGTTCTCTCTCCAGTTTCTCTCGCTGTTCTTCGAGATATGTTGCGAGATTCCATGCCTTGTCTTTGTCGAACAGAAAACCGTGACGCTCTTGCGCGGAGCATATTCGATGCACGGCGTGTTCGAGCGAGATACTTTTTTTTGAGAACTTCTTAGAAGTTAAGTAATCGTGGAGTGCGTGAGTGACATGCACATCTTGCACGGCATACTCCAGCATCTCTTCAGTGAGAGTATCCCACGGTCCCTCGAAGTCTCCTTTCAATTTACCAAGCCGAAGCCCCCATGCCTTGAGGCTATGAGAACCGTTGAGCCGGGGAGGTAAATCTTTTTTGTCGAAGTCTCGACGCTGTATGTCTGGTGCTACTAGCCTAGCCCATACCAAGGTATCTAATACCGAAGCTGACTTCGGTTTAAAGTCAGGTTCAAACTTCTGTATGACAGGTATGTCGAAGTCGATAATGTTGTGACCGATAATCTCATCAGCCTCTGACAGAACAGGCAAAGCGTCACGCCAGTCAGATGTATAGGTCGTGATATTGTCGTCTGCTTTATCGATGTCCTTGGTAATCAAACAGTGGATGACATCTGGGTCGAGACCGTCTGTCTCGATATCGAAGACGATCCTAATGGATGGTCTCCAAAATTAACTCGATGTTGTCTACCTCTTCATGAAAGACGGCTAGGTCATTCAACAGGTCTTCGACAATATCTTTCGTTGCGCTATCAAATAGGTGGATTTCGATAATGTCTGTTGGATTATCGATGGCATCCTGAACCGCAGCGAACACGGTGTGGTATGCGTCTCTTACTTCAGCGGTGAAGTCAGACGCTTTGATGTCCGCATCAAAAGTCATTTGACGTTTCTCCTTCTTCTTCATAACTACATTCTCGCAACAGTGTTGTAGGTGGATCGAATTGAATACGACAAGCCACGCCTGTATCTCCGCTGAAGCGGTTCTTCAGCACACGCACAGTGCTGATATTCTGATCGTCAGAAAGATCGCGTTCGATACCAATCACACTGTCACTTAGTTGACTGATGCTGTGGCTACCTCTCAATGCAGAGAGACTTAGCTCGATACCGTTCTCGTAACCTTTATTGCCGTCAGGTCTGCGTAGGTGTGAGACCAGAACCATGCCTATGTTTGTCTCTTCAACGAGAGATCGAAGAGTGGTCATGGTCTGGTCGATCAGCCGCCGCTCATCACCATCAGCAAACGCTGACGACATGATGGACAGGTGATCGAGGACAACCCAATGCACATCGCAGGCTTTCGCCATGAACCTGATACGGTTGATTAGGTTCTGACTGTCGATACTACCGAAGTGGTCATAGCAGTAGAGACCTTTGAGTTCATGGTACACCTGCATCCGCTCTGTCTGCTCATCGTCCGACAAGTCAGACCAATCGCGGGTGTCCGTATGGATTGCTTTGCCCAGCCGCAGAGACATCAGTCCCTCGACCGTTCGCTGAACGGATTCTTCGAGAGCGATGTAGCCAACCTTCTCTCCATCTCTCAGAAGAGTGTCGGTCACTTGCCGGCAGAACTGTGACTTACCCACGCCCGTACCAGCACAGACTGTTACGAGTTCACCTCGACGCAAGCCATGCGTCTTATCTGTCAGGCCATCGAAGGGGTAGGGCTTGCTCTCTTTATTCTTAGGTCGCCTGATGTATTCAAGCAGACCAGCGTGATCGACAATACCGTCAGGGTGATAGGGTCGCGCACCCCACAGGGCATCGACTAGCTCACCTTCTCTATTGTCTTGCAGCATGTCGCTCGCGTCTTTGCTTGGCAGCGTTACGATGTACGCCTTGCCGGGTGTAAAGAGTTGAGCAACCTTCTTGGCTTTCTCTTTGCCAAGCTCATCGTTATCGAAGCAGATGTTAATCCGCTCGAACTTCTCTAACCATTCCAAGCTACGCTTACATGATTTCTCTGCGTTAGCTATTCCATTAGGAATGGAGACGACTGCGTATTTGTTATGACCGAATACCTGACTGATGGTCAGTGCATCGATCTCACCTTCTGTTACAGTCACCATCTTCCCGCCTTCTCTCCACAGCCACTGTCCGTAGAGTTCTGTTTGTTGCGGGTAGCCTTTCCAAGAAAACTTCTTGTCGGGTGTCCTTAGTTTCTGAGCGACCAGATTCTTCTGATCGTCAAAGTAGTTTGCTATGTGGACGGTCTTCTCTCCGTCCTTACCAATCTCGTAGTTAAACAAGCTCGCGGTATCTGATGTGATACGTCGAGAGTTTAACGGTTTAGACTTTCCTCTAATCATTTCTGTTTTGATCTCTCCTTGAGGTTGGTCAGGGTGTTCGTAGTACTTGCATCCAAAACAAAAGCCGTGACCGTCAGAGTAACGAGCGAGATTATCTTTGCTCCCACACTGCGGACACGGCTCATGCTGAATGAACTCGGAGTCTGGTTTATATTCCGTTTTCATCTCTCCATTTCTGTACGTCGAAGCACGGGCAGTCCTTCTTCGATAGCTCGTTGTGTCCAACGATCTCAACGCCGGGGTACTGCTCGACTAAATCTTCGATGAGTTCACGGAGAATATCCCACTGGATATCAGTGTAGTTGTCGGCGCTCTTACCATTTGGATCGAGGCCACCCGCCAGAGCTACACCAATCGACGTAGAGTTATGACCGTAGGCATGAGCGCCCACCTCTTCGATATCTCTACCCGTCTCTACTTCTCCGTCTCTGTTGATTAGGAAGTGATAACCAATCGTTCTGAAACCACGCTGGATATGCCACTTCTTAACAATGTCAGCATTCACTTCTTGATCGGCTCTCGTTGCCGTACAGTGAATGACAATCTTTTCAGTTTCTTTTCTTAATTGCATCCTTGATTAAATCGCTTAATGAATTGAGATCGGCATACTTAAAGCCGTGCTTCTCACACCACATGGCGTAAGTTGTTTTAGATTTTTTTGATATGCGGGTATTCGGATTCGAGAATAGAAACCGGATGTCGAGACCACCGTCTTCGGGTGGACCGTAGTGCTTACGGATTAACAGGTGTTTGGCTCGATCAGAACTATCGAACCTACCTTTAACCTCGACGTATACATTTCCGATTTGAAAGTCAGGTTTATACTTGTGGAGCTTCGCTGGCTTTAGATATTCAATCCAGTGCGGCTCATACGAAAAGGTGACCCCCAAGTTTTGCAACCCAAGAGCCACCTTTTCTTCCAAACCTGACCGAAAGGTCAGACCAAACAGCGTACTAAAAGTCTTCTTCGCTGTCCATCTCGTCTGTCGTTTCTTCTGATTCCGAAACCGATTCCTTCGATACGTCTTCGTCTCGACGGACGTATCCTTCTTCTTCGGTTTCAAAGCCAAAGCCTTCCATGCCGTTAGCACCACCACTGACGAGATCGAGAACTTGCACAGCCCTCAGTCTCATGGATATCCCTGCACCTATTGGTGCTACGTAGGGGTTGAGCCAACTCGACACTCGAAGTTTTGATCCTGACCAAACCTCTATGTTTTCCATTGGTGTACCCTGACTGTCGTAGACAGGTATGCGTGGCTTGGCTTTAGCCTTCGACTTAAACTTGAACTGAACGGCACCAGTTGGATTGCCGTCATCGTCTTCTTCGTCTTGGTAGGGACGAGGTGCTTCCTTTACTTTCTTCTTACCTTCATTTTTTAGATCAGACACAAGCTCATCGATCTGATCTTCAATGGTTTCGATGAAAGGTTTAGCATCTTCCTTGTCTAAGACGAGAGTTACAGAGAACTCACCGTCAGTGTCCCACTTATAATTTGGCTTCGTAATCCAGCACCATTTAGCAACGCCTGCTGGCGAAGTGTATTGTAATCCTCTTTTCAAAATAGGTTCTCCGAATAGGTAATTCCGAAGGTGACTTCGGTTTTAAGAGAAGAAGTGATCTGACTTCAGAACACTTTCGATATCAAAATCCCCTCGCTTCGGTACGTCTGGTAAACGGTCACGAAACTTAGAAGAAAGAAGGGGTTTAACATGGTCCCTAATTGCCTGTAGGTGATCGGTGTCACGATACAGTTCGACAAACGCCTCACGGGTACACTGACTTAGTATCGGTGTATCAACGGCAGTGGTCCCGTAGCTGTCGTGAATCATACAGAACGCTTGCACACCTTGATCCATCGCCTTGTTCATTGTCATGTACATGGCGCTTGCATCTAGGCTGTGAATAAAGTTCGCAGCAATACCGTTGACCATCGCATGACGGTCATAGCGTTGCTCCTTCGCCACGTTAAGTGTCAGGCGTATCGAGTCACCAAGCAACCGCATCTTCACCCGACTAGGCTTCATATCGTAGTAGGCTTGTCGAACGTACATGCCTGTCGGTGTAATCCAAGAGATCGGTATGCCGTCTTGAAGACAGACACTGGTCAGGTCTTGCAGGTATTTCATACCCACCATCGCACTGCCGACAGTCTGCTTGATCGATGCCCATATCTCATTCGTCAACCAGATGGCTTGCTTAAAATATTTTCCACCAAAAGGCTCGGGGATTCCTTGGTCGAGACGATCAGCAATCCACTCGTCAATGCCATCTGTCATGGAGAACCGCTTGGCACCATACGATAGCGTCATCGTTGGCGTCTTTGCCAAGGCACGATCCAGTCCGTAGTCCAACCATCCTTGCGCTATCTCTTTACCTTCGAGGTCAAGCTCAACGATACGCTTTAGTCGATCTATAAGAATGTCGAGCGCCGCTACGTAGGCATCTCCCGGTTTGTCGCCGGGTGCTAGGTTCACCAACTCTGCGGCAACGGGATCGAGCAGGTTCGCTGCCCAGTGCTGTATCGAATTGCATGTCCCGTCACGCATGACCGGGAGTGTCGTATAGAATGCGCTGCCGTCACGCTTCCATCCTAGCCACTCCTTACAGAAGGCGAGGGCTGTAAAAGATTTCTTACCAGCCTCACACCAGAACCTGTTATCGAACGGGTTGTCACCTGCCTTACAGATTTCTTCGGAGTGCTGCTCGATCCACTCGACACGTTCATCGAGTGTGCCTTTGTCCTCCCCGAAAAGTGCAGCGCCGTAGATAGCAAGCTCTCTGGCACCCTCGTCAGTCATCGCCTTGCCTTCTGCGTCACCAAACCTCAACAGACTACGACCAAGGTCAGCGCCTTGAGGTTGAAGGTACGATGTCATCGGGTATGCCCTGCCTCTGAAGTCACAGGTGTAGACAAAGTACAGTTCGTCTTGGTCAACGAATTGTTGCGCGACCCTCAACGTATCTCCGACAAGGCGACGATGGCTTTTGCTTCTCGCTCTCTTGGTTCGAGCCTTTACCGCTGCATGTTTCCAGAGCTTCCGCGCTTCAGCGTTGGTCTCAATGTCCTGCGGCTTCGGTGGCAAGATCACTTCGCCTTGCGCTGGCAATCGACCGAGTGTGCTTTCGTTATCCCAAAGCTCTTGCACTACGTTGAGCATGTCCGCATCGACCCGCCATCGCGTGTCTTGCAGAGCGTTGATCGGTCGAAGCATGTCGGACAAATCGAAGTTGCTCAGTTCATGCAGATACTCATTGGAGTGTGTCTTGATGAGCGCAGGCTGTTTGATGTTTGGTGTGATGTACCCACCCGTCATGTTTTTCGACGGGTCTCGATCAGGCATTACACCACCCCAAGGACGAGGACGCACCACCATCGGCAGGTACTCGGGTTCGTTGATACCTTGGAGAAAATCTTTGTGACCGATCCACTTCACTGCCTGTTCCGACAACTCAATGCACCACTTCTTCTTCTTTGGTTCTTGCTTGCGGTACATCTCGATCAAATCGGTACGCTCATGAATAGCTTCGAGCATACGAACGCCGACCATCGCTCTCTGTTTCCGTGTCCACAGCGTCAGGTCGATGCCGTGTGTTGTAGCTGACTGAAATAACTTTCGACGCTTGTAGCGATAGCCGTAGCTGCGCGAGAACACATCAGCGTAGGTGGTTTTATAGAGTTGCGGGTTTGCTTCCTCAAAGATACGAGCCTTGATTTCATCTTCGATCTTGCGTCCGACATCGATGGCAACGGTTGTAAGGTTCGTTGTCTTGAAGGTTGAGTTCAGCATAGCTGACAAAGCTATACCCGCTGCGACATCAGGTTCGATTATCTGAAGCAGTTTTATCGCCTCAACTTTTCGACCTGCCTTGCCGTTATCCATGACCTCTTCCGTCTGTTCACGAATCGTATCGGCAATCGTGTCGATGTAGTGAGCGACCATTGCACGACCAGATTTGGTCATGCTCATGTTCTCTGTTTCTTTGAGTTGTTTGTTACGCGACTTCACTCTCTCGATGCCGCGCTGTCTTGATTGCTTTTCGAGAGCAATTTGTTCGTTAAATTTTTTTCCTAAATCCAACGCTATATCCTCTGTAATGTGTCAAAGGATGATTGCGAAGGTGTATTCGACGCAGATGTTGGTATTGATAGGGTAGTGAGGCCACGCTTGCGGTGGTGTATTGGCTATACAGCGGTTTTGCAGTCCTCCGCATAACCACTCTGCCACCGGACCTTCGTTTAATATCAATAACTTAGCTACGTTTCGTACACCTTCGACAACCACTCTTCGGTTGTGCGGAGGAAGTTAATCCTCTGCCGCAAAACTCTCAAGCATATTCACACCATCTCGAATATCTCTTGAGGACATCTTAGCGTAACGCTCAGTTACCTTGATCGAGCTATGACCTAGCCACTTCTTAATCTTAGCTAGTTCAAGTCCTTTCTGAACTAAACGTGACGCTGTTGTGTGACGAGTAACGTAGGGCGTGATCGATTTGTCACCGTCGAACACATCCCGTCGTGCTTTCTTCCACCAGTAATAAACGTGATTGTAGTCCAGTCCTTCAAAAAGTGTGGACTGATTCGACCTGCGTTGCACTAACTCAACGCATCGCCGCGTCAAAGGTATCACCCTCGACTTGGCATTCTTGGTGAAGAAAGAGTTACCGTCTTCATCTTGATCGTGTTCATCGAAGAGACAGGCTACAGTTAAATCACCAGCAGCAACGTGTTCAGGTCTTGCTGCCTCCTGTTCTCCAAACCTCAAGCCTGTATCGAGAGCGAAGCGGGTGTGATCTACGAGATCGTCCCTACCTCTGTCCTCGAAGTAACACAACAGCTTCCGCTCCTCGTCAGGGAACAACCACCGTAGCCTTCCTTCAGGCTCTTTGAGATGTACCCACTCAGGTTTGTCTGCCATCGCTACACGATCTGCTACCGAAGCTGCCTTCCACATCCGCGAGATAGCAGACATGCGTCGATTGATTGCTGAATCTTTCAGCCCTCCATCACGCATAGACTGTTGATACG